GTTTATTTTTTTCCAAAAAAAATTACCTCAAACAAAAGATGTCCGAAAAAAAAAAATGTCCCCCAAAAAAAAAAAATTAAAAAAAAAAAATAAAAAAAAATTAATAAAAAAAAAAAAAAAAAATTAAAAAAAAAAAAAAAAAAATTAACAAAAAAAAAAAAAATACTAAATAAATTTAAAAAAGAATTTTTAAGATTACAAAAAATAGATAAAAAAAAAATTTCTGATAAAAAATTAGAAAGATTTTTTGAAATTCAACAATTTATAAAAAAATTAGAAAAAGAAATAAAAGAATTAGAAAATAAAGATCATATTAAAAATTATTTTTTAAAAACAGGAAATTTACTTTTTGAATATTATGATAAAACTGGTCAATTTGATAAAAAAAACAAGAATAATATTAAAAAAAATACTAGAAAAACACCTAATATTTTAAATTTTTTCAAAATACAAAATAAAGAAAATACTATTACTACTAATAATATAAAACAAAATAATAAGAAAGCTTATAAAAATAAAGCTAAATTATTAGATCAATATTTATCTTTAACACAAGATAATTATATAAAGAATATTGACCAAAATTATGATTATGATTATTGTTCTAATTGTAATAGTAATATGTTATTAATGCAGGATAAAGGCATTATGATTTGCCCTCACTGTGGAATACAGCAAAAAGTATTAATTAATTCAGACAAACCAAGCTATCGTGAGGCACCAAGAGAAATAAGCTACTTTGCTTATAAAAGGATTAAGATTAGTCCTGAAAAGCAATCATCTAATATTATTTGGGCTCTAATATTAGTAAAAATGTTGAATCCCAATAACATAATAAATATGTTAATATTCAATTGCTAGTTCCTTAAATGGAGCGAGACACCTTATAATGTTCGGGAAATCCCTTAGAGCTTTTACTACTACTTTATTTAAGAAATTTTATAAAGGAACCCAGTTAATAACTGGCTCCAATAGTAAAAATGTAAAAGATTGGGTAATCCGCGGGTAAAGAATTTAAGTCAAAATATTTGATATAATTCTCCCTCAACGACTGCTGGTAAATAGTTATTTAAAAATTTACAAACGGGTGTCGGTGAAAATACACAATTTTTAATTACCATAAAAAAAGTATTTTTGCTTAAGATATAGTCTAGACTTACCAGAAATGGTAAGGAATACACTTAGTAATCATTTTAATGAATTTATTTTCTCGTTAGAAACACTAATTAAAAGAAAATTTGAAATAATTTTCTTTAAGTATATATTACATTCATTGATAACAGCAATGAAATTTTATAAAATTAAATATAAAACTTTTAACGAGCAAAAAAACAAAACGGTTCATAACAGGAAGCTTTAAAAGAGTGTTACTTCCTAGTTGTATAATATCAGTTAAAATCTGTTAAGTATTATATTAGCAACATTTCCAAATTCAGGGAACGTCCTTTAGAGCTTATACTACTACTTTATTTAAGAAATTTTATAAAGGAACCCGATTAATTGTCGGAGACAATAGTAAAAAGGTATAAGATTGGATAATCCTGAGCCAAGTTCCTAAGTGTGTTATATAGTTAGCATATGGAAAAGGTGCATCGACTAGATGAAAATGGGTCTGAGTAGTTTAACTAACTACTATGATGGCTTAAGGTATAGTCAGTCCCTCTAGAAATAGAGTTTTAGTATAAAAGACAAACAGAAGTCCAGAGACTAAAAGCACATTTTTTTGTGTGGGAGCAAACGGGCTTGCTCAACTAAGGGCTATGTGTATAAAAAAAATATATGCAATCGCTATCCGTTCAGGGGAATTCCTTAGAGCTTTAATTACTACCTTATATTAAGAAATTATATAAGGGAACCCAGTTAATTGCTGGCTCCAATAGTAAAAAGATTAAAGATTGGACAATCCTGATATTAATTTCTAAGTTCATTATGGTAAGAATATGAAATTAATGGCAACGACTGAAAGATAGCTTGCAGGAAAGTATTAACCATACTTGATGAATGCAAAAAGGTACAGTCTAGACCGAATCTCCTAAGAGAGATTGTTAAAGTAATAGGAAACTATCGGTATTAATCGCAATTTCAAGCAAAAGAATCAACAGACATCCCAAGTGATGTGTTTAACAGAATATTAGTAGAAATAAAAAAAGAAAGAATTCTTAATATGGCATTATTAACACCGCAAAAATTAAGAAAAATATTAAAAAAATTAAAATTAAATAAATATTATGAACATGTTCCACATATTATTAATAGATTAAATGGTGTTCCAGCACCTATTATGTCAAGACAGACTGAAGAAAAATTAAGAGTAATGTTTAGAGAAATTCAAGGTCCTTTTATGAGAAATTGTCCAAAATATAGGAAAAATTTCCTTAGTTACAGTTATGTTTTACATAAATTTGTACAATTATTAGGATTAGATGAATATTTAGAATGTTTTCCTTTATTAAAATCAAGAGAAAAACTTCATCAACAGGATATGATATGGAAAAAAATTTGTGCAGAATTAAAATGGCAATATCATCGTTCTTTATAAAAATTTTTTAAATCATTCTAAAAAAACAATAAAAATTTTAAAAATATACTTATAAAAAAAAAAAGACATTTTAATTTAATGGAAATTTGGAAAAAAATACCAAACTATTCTAATTATTTGATATCAACAAATGGTAAAATTAAAAATTTAAAAAGAAATTCATTATTAAATATAAATTATGAAAGATTTAAAAATTCAAATAGTTATGTAAGGATTCATTTAAAAAATAATCATTTTTTTTTACATAGATTAATTTTAATGACTTTTAATCCTGTAGATAATTATAAAAATTTACAATGTAACCATAAAGATACAAATATTTATAATAATAATTTATATAATCTGGAATGGTTAACTGCAAAAGAAAATTCACAACATTATGTTTTGGTAAAAAAAAATAAAAAAAATATTATTAACAAAAAAATTCCTAAAATTCCTAAAATTAATTTAGAAAATGAAAAATGGAAACAATTTTTAAAAACTAAATATACTATATATTTTATATCAAATTATGGAAGAATAAAATCATTTAGAAATAAAGAAATTATTTTAAAACAAAATTTAAAATCTTATTTTGTTATAAATATTAATAAAAAAAATTATTATATTCATAAATTAGTTGCTACATATTTTTTAAAAAATCCAAATAATTATACAATTGTAGACCATAATGACACAAATAGATATAATAATTTTTACAAAAATTTAAAATGGATTAAAAATCAATCTGAAAATATGAATAATCCCATTACTAAAAGTAAATTAAAAAAAAAAAGATTTTCAAAATTAATAATTCAATATAATTTAAATGGTTCGAAAGTAAAAGAATGGGATAATATTAAAGAAATTTGTAAATTTTATAAAATAAAAAATTCTCAAAATATATATGCTTGTTTAACAGGATCACAAAATACTTCAATTGGTTTTAAATGGAAATATAAAAATAATATTAAAAATGATTTTATTATGAATAAAAGAATAATAAAAAAAAAATGTGATAAAGTAGCACAATTAGATTTAAATTGTAATTTAATAAGAATATTTAAAAATTGTATTGAAGCTGCTAAATTTTTAAAAATTAATTATTCAAGTATTTATAGAGTATGTAATGGAAAATATAAAACTTCAAATGGTTTTAAATGGAAGTATATTTAATTCAAGGTCCTTTTTAGAAAATGGTAAATATCAATATGATATGATTTTTTATTAGTTTTTAAAAATGGCAAAAAATTAATTATTGAATTACATGGACCTCATCATTTTGTTCAAGTTTGGTCACCATTACAAAGAAAATTTAGTAAATATATTAAAACCTAAAAAATTAAAGTAAAAGTCAAACATACTTGTATGTGTCGTTCTAAAACAATAACAATTTCAAAATATAAATTAAAATGGTTTTCTACAAGAAGGACAATTATATATTTTTCTATTAAATCTATCAGCATCTACATAACATTTATAACAAATATAATGATGACAATTTTTACCTTTACATAATTCTCTTGATGGTTTTACTTCTCTACAAATAGGACATTGTAATTTTTGAACTAAATCACATGCAGGACATAAATGTGTATTTAATCCTTTTAACCAAGTTAATTCACAAGATTGACATAAACCTGGACATTCTATATGAATACATTTTTTTCTATTTTTTTCAATTTTATTACAATTTAAACATAATAATTCAGATTCTTTAAAATAATCTATATGGTTTTTAATATGTTTATCTCTTTCTTGATATGAAAAACCATTAAAACAATTAGTAAATGAAAGATACAATTTTTTTCTCTCTGGTTCTTTTAAATTTATGTATAATATAATTAACAATTCTTTTACAGAAAACATAACTTAATATTATATATAAAAATTTGATTTTTTTATTTAAGATTATTTTTTAATTTATAAAAATGACATTTTATATATTTTTAACAAATGGAAATAAAACATATCAAAAAGAAATAAATAATACTACTATTTTCGGAGATTTGAGGAAAATTATAATGGATGTATATTCTTTAAAAAGAAATACTTTTTATTTAACACATTGTAATAATTTATTAAGTAATGTTGAAAATAGAATAGATATATTAAGTTATAATAATAATACAATAAATACAAAAATAAACAAAAACAGTACTATTAAAATTAACATTAGAGCATTTTAAATAATATTTAAAAAAATAATAATATATTTTTTTTATGATTTCAAATAATTATTTAAATATTGATGACAAAAACAGAAAAAATATTAGAAAATATTCAATTGAAATATTATTAAATTGTTTAGTAATATTTTCTTTATTATTAATTTTTTTTTTAAGTTTTTATTTTATATCAAAACCATCAATACATAAACTTAATCATATTTATAGTGAATTCGATGATTTAATTAATAAATTTAATGAGATTTATTGTATTTTAAATAATACTTGTCATACTACAGTTTTAAAAGAAATGTGTTTAAATTGTAATTTGTAATTCTTTATTTAATTTACAATATACTAAGAAAATTTTTTTGTCAACGCGTAAGTGGTGACAGGGAGTCCCCTTGCAATATTATTAAAAAACTTTTTAAATTTTAAATTTAAAAAAGTATTTAAAAAAAAAATATATATTAATAAAAAATGGAAAAAAAACAACAAAATTTTAATTTTTTTGAAGGATTATCTCCTATTTTAAATACAATGAATGATTTTGCTAAAAATATAACAGAGAAAACACAATCATTTGTATTACAAGATTTAACAGATAGTAATTTAGATCATTTATCTGAAGATGAAAATAAAAAAAAATATATTAAAACTAGTTATTCTAATGAATCATATATAGATAAAAATGGAAATAAAAGACAAGAAATAATTAAAACTTACAAATCATCAAATGGAAAAGATAAATGTGTTCATAAAAAAATTCTTAATGAAAATAAGTCTCATTTGCATATTTATGAAATAAACAAAAATAAAGAAAAAATAACTTTGAAAGATGAATATTTGGGTATTTCTGCATTAGAATTTATTAAATTATGGAATTTAAATTAGGTTTATATTTTTTTTTTTATTAAATTAAATTAATTATATCATTTATTTTAAATTTTTTATTATCACTAATAATTTTACAACCTTTTCCTGAACAACAAATATGACCTAATTTTATATTATTTTTATAAGAAAAAGCCATAAATTTTTCCATAAATCTTTATTTTTAAAATGAATAAATTCACATTGATAAGAGAGGTATGCCGATTTTTAAATTTGAATTTGAATTTGAATTCATTTTTAATTATATATAAAATAATAAATAAAATTTTAATCTAATTTTTTTTTGCGTTTATATTTTTTTTTAATTAAATTATTTTCTTTTAAGTATTAATTAAATTTTAACTTTAATTATTTAAAAATTAATTAATATGTATGTTTGTGTGAAGAAATATTATAGATTAGTTTCCAGCTATTTTAAAAAATTATAATGGAAAAATGCATTTTTGCATTTTTGATTAATTTATTAATCTGACTTAAGTGAAAGTGCTTAAAACTTAAAACTAATCTGTTTTCTTTATACAACAATTACCTTGGCGGAGTGGTCAAAAACGGCCTAAGTTAATATTAAAAGTATTAGCTATAGTTATCAGTTCAGGGAATCCCCTTTAGAGCTTTAATTACTACCTTATATTAAGAAATTATATAAAGGGAACCCAGTTAATTGCTGGCTCCAATAGTAAAAAGATTAAAGATTGGGTAATCCTGATGTTAATATCTTCATTCATTATGACAAGAATATGATATTAGCGGCAACGACTGAAAGATAACATGCATAAAAGTATTGGTCATACTTAATGATTGCATAAAGATACAGTCTATTCCGAATCTCTTTTTGAGATTGTTAAAGTATTGTGAAAGCAACGGTATTTAAGCTAACGCGCTCGACTTAATCTTTAGGTCTTAAAAGTAATATACCTAAAATAAAAGGCAATGTTTTAGGAAAAATATTAAGAGTCCTCTTTTAAATCTCTATTACTAGTTATATTTTAAAATATAGCAAAATACCTTATAATGTTCGGGAAAATCCTTAGAGTCTTTATTACTCATTTTATTTTGGAAACAAAATAAAAGAACCCAGTTAATTGCTGGCTCCAATAGTAAAAATATAAAGAATTGGATAATCCGCGCTTACTAAATCTAAGTCCATTATGATTAGGATAATGATTTATGCTCAACGACTGAACGGGTATTGGTGAATGATGATAGTTTAATCAACTTGAATTTGCTTAAGATACAGTCTAAACCGAATTTCTTTCTATAAAAGAAATTGTTAAAGTATTGTGAAAACAACGGTATTAATTGTAAGATCGAGTCTCCAGTAGGAGACGTGGGTGGAATATATCGTGCCCAAGTGTATGTTCATAAGCATATGCTAAAGTTGACCGATCGAGGAACGTCCTTAGAGTTATTAAAAATGAAATATATAAGAAATTATATATGAAGCCAGTGCTAATTACACTTCTCAATATTTTTAATAAATTGGATAATCTCGAGCTAAAAATCTAAGTTCATTTTGGTTAGAATATATGATTTTTAGTGTAGAGACTGCACGTCAGCCAGCATAAAAAAAATTAACTATTTTTTAATGATTGCTGAAAGGAACAGTCCAATTTATAATGAAAGTTATAAAATTATTGTCGAACCCCACAGGTAATAAATTTTTTTTGATATTCACAAGTTATTTTTATCCAATTTAAAAATAACTCTTGTTCATAATCATTTTTAGCACTTTGTATCCAAGTACATATTAATTGACTATTTTCTTTAATGTATCCTTTTTTTGAATTAATTCTATCTATACTTACATTTGTAGGACAACATCTGGATATCTTTTTTTTCAAACCATAATTATTTATATGAGTCATAGTCATACCACTTAAATTACATTTACCATTTTGTTTTTTCCATAATTCTTCCAAATAATTATAGTCTAAATCATAGTTTAATTTTTTTTTTTTTGCTCTTTTTTTTGATTCCTTTATTAAATTTTTTAGAAATCCTTTTAATGTTGAAAGATAATTTCTTATTTGTTTTTTACAACATACTTTACATTTAGATCTTCTTTTTTCACCATTAATATCTAAAAATCCTTTTTTGTCTCTAGTAAAATTTAAGTAGGATTTTTTTTCATTGCACTCAATACATTTATTATATTCCATTTTTTTGTTATTCCATTTTTTTTTGTTTTTTTTAAAAAATAATAAAAATTATTAATAATCAAATTTTTATTTTTTTTTATATTTTAAAGATCAAAAATTTAAATGCCTGAAAAATTAAAAATCTTGTATAAAATTATAATGGAATTTAAATACATAATAAATCCAAAAACACATAGAAAAGTTTCTATCTTAAGTAAAAAAGGGAAAAAATTATTACTAAAATACAACCCCACAGGTAATAAATTTTTTTTTAATTTTTTATTAAATAATTATAATTAAATTATAAATATTTAAATTTGATTTTTATAAATCAAATCAAATCAAATCAAAAATAAATGTCATTAAAATATAAAAGTAAAATCTGGTTAATACCAGAAGACAAATTTAGAAATATAATTAAAGAATCAAGAGATCATATAATAATGCAGTGGTTAATTGTGGATTTAAACACGGTGGGAATTCTTCTACTATTAAAAATAGAATAAAAAATATAATGTTTCAGATAATTCAATCCGGAAATGGATAAAAAAATATAAAAAATATTCCAAATAAATAAATTAAAAAAAAAGATTATTTCAAATTCTATTTAAATGGATTTCTTTCGATCACTCTATTTCTTCTATATTTTTTTCGGGCACAAATACCACACCATGTAATTAAACCACAATTACAATTTTCATTTTTTTTTTCATATAAATTATTAAATAAAAAATTTAATATTTCATTTTTTGGTTCTTTTATTTTATTTAATTCTGGTCTTTTTCCAGTTTTATCTCTTTTAACATTTTTTAAACATGATAATTTCATTTTATTATTTATATTTATTCTTATTTTTATAAATCAAATTTTTTAAATTTGATTTGACCATTGATTATAAATATTTTTAATTGTAATATTATTTTCTTTATTTTTTAAAAATAGTTTAATTTCAGTAAGATTATTTAAATTATTAATTAATAATTTTTTTTTAAAATTAAACATATAAGACCATTTAATAGGTTTTGAAGAATATAATGAAGAATTTGACCATATAGTATGTAAATTTATTAATTCTTTTGTATTTTTATTAATTTCTAGTATAGTAGCACCAGGATTAATTTTTGTATCTGAATATGTAGTTGCACTTCCTATAGTAAATTGATTAACATCATTTACAAGTAATAGATTACCATTATGGTCGTGTCCTACAATAATAACTATAATATTTTTTTTATATTTTTTAATAATGTTTTCTAAATAATTTTGATATGGTTGAGAACTAGATGGGTGATGTTTTAATAATATAACTTTTTCATTTAATTTAGATGATTTGTTAAGAACATCTATTAACCATGCCATTTGATGTTTCCAATCATAACGATATCCTATAGTTAAATATAGATTATTATCATTATAAAAATTAGTATTTAAAACAATTAATCTAATATTTCTTGCAAGACTTTTTGTATAAAATCCTCCAACTTTAAATGTGTTAATTTGATCTTTTCCTAAATATTCAATATATGGTGATATTGCATTAACAAAAAAATCTTTTGTACCTGGCATTTGATCAGCACCTGCAACTAAATGGTTACCTATAACATAATAAATGGGCACTTTAAAATATTTTTTCATAATATTCGCAGTTAAATTATTAATTAAAAAATTTTTTTGTTCAGTTTGTATCCATAAATCATGTGAAGGCGAATCACCACCAAATATGACTAAATCAATATTTTGTTTACTTAAAAATTTAACAAGTGATTCTAAAGTTCTTAATGGAATATCACAATTACAAGCATCTGGAGAAGCCCAAAAACCAGAAAAATCATTTTTATTTTTAGGTAAAAAACTTGTAATTTTATTACAAGAAAGAGGCATACCTGATGATTTACTAATATTTTCTTTATAATTTAAATCAACATGACTATCAGTAATTACTAAAATTCTTAATATTTCATTTTTAAACCTATTTTTTGTTAAATTAGAATAAATTAAAGGAATTTTTGGTATAGGATTCTTAATATAAGGAACAGAACCTTTGCAAGATTTTAAATTAATACAAATATTTGTATTATTCATTTTTCCTAAATTAATAGCTTTTAATATATTTGGAACATATACTCTAACCATTCCTTTACATAATATTTTACAATTATTATAATTACTACATTCACTTTTTTCACCTGATAATTTAACTAACTCTTTCGGAAATCCATTACAAAATTCTTGTAATGAATCTATTATAACATCTTTATTAAGTTTAGAATCTATTGCTTTATTTATAACACCAAAAAAGTTTTTACATAAATTACAACTTAGATTTGAAATACCTAAACTAATATTTAAAATTAATAAAATATATTTAAATTTCATAAAAATTAATTTATATTATTTTTTTAAATATTTTAAAAATAAAAAAAATATATTACAACTTAAAAAATTTTAAATTTATTGATTTACCAAATTAAATAAATCATCATATGAGAATTTTTTTTGAAAAAGATTATCCATACCACAAGCGAGAGCATTTAATTTATAAGAATTCGTGATAACATCACTAGTCATACCATAAATGGTATTTATATTTTTAACAATTTTTTTTTCTTCTAAATTTCTTATTTGTTTTACAGTTTGAAATCCTGTCAATTCTTCCATGTTGATATCTATTAAAATAATGTTAAAAGTATATTTTTTAATTAACTCTATTGCTTCAATTCCAGAATAACAAATAATTGGTTCTGAAAATTTTTTAAGAATATAATTAAATCTTTTACAAGTTGATGGAGAATCATCTACAATTAATATTTTTTTATTTATAATAATTTTATTTGTAAATTTTCTTGGAGATGGACTTCTTGGGCTTTCTAAATTATTTATAGGAGTTAATACAGTATAATTATAATTATCATTAATATAAGACTTAACTTTACCATAATGTTTAATAATTGAAATCATTTCTTTAAATTTAATTTTGAATGTTAAATTATTTTTCGTAGACTTACTGATATTTATACAATATGGAGAACAAATTTCTTCCATTCTTTTTGCAATATTTATTGCATCTCCAATTATTCTATAATGTGAATTATTAATATTTTGAAGATTCTTTAAATTATTTAATGTAGTTCCATAAATAAATCCAGTATTAATTCCTATTCTAATTTGTAAATTATAATCATATAAACCTATAAATAAATAATTTAAAATAAAACTTAAATTTATTAATTTAAATGCAAATTTAACCATAATATCAGCATGATTTTTTTGAGTTAAAAAATGATTAGTTATAAATATAAGACAATCACCAGGTATTTCATATAAAAAAGGTCTATCTTCTTTTTTTATAGTATTTAAAATATTATCTACTGATTCAAACCAATGTGTTAACATTTTAAAAATAAATTTTTTATTTTTTATTTTTCTCGTATATTCAGAATATTTAACTAAATTTACAATCATAATAGTTGAAAATGTTTTTCTTACTTCTTTTTTTTCATAGTTATCAATAAAAGATATTTTATAATTTTTATTTATTTTATTTATATTTATTGGTTTAATTCTTTTATTTTTTATTTTAAAGAGTTTTTTTATTAAATTCATAACTTATAATATTAAATTTATTTTTAAACTTTTTCAATTTTAAACTCTTTTTAAATTGAAAAAAACGATGATTTGGTAAATATCAATAAAAAAAAATTAAATGAAACTATTAATATTATAAATTATAATTTTTTTTATTTATTTTCTTTATAATGATAATTTTTTATTTTATTATACATTAATACATTTTTAGGTGACGGAGGCGCAGATTTGTCGTACACCATCGCAGAAGATATTGACCTAAATATACAATATACTATTTGATTTTTTTCATAATTTTTAAAATAATCTAAAAATAAAAATGTTCTAATTAAATATTCATTATTTCTATGTTTTATTAAAATATTATCTATTCTATTTAAGTTATAAACATGACCAAACATATTTTTATAATCTTTTATTATATTACTTTCAATATATTTAAAATGATACATTAGTAAACAATGTTTAAAAATCATATGTTCAGATACAACATATTTATTAAAATCAAGTATTTTTTTTATTAAGATTTCAGGTAAATTTTTTTTGAATAAATAAATCATTTTTAAAAAAAATATAAATTAAATATAAAAAAAAATCAAATTTTTTAATTACAAAAATTAGATTGGTATCTTTTTTTTTACTTTAAATTATACTCCATCCATTATCTTCTTTATTAGTCAAATTAATTTTTTTCTCTTTATCTACAATTTTAAATAAATAATGATTTTCTAATGTTTTTTTTAATTCATGTAATTCAAATTTATTTCTGAAAAAAAAACAAAACATAATTGATGGATTTATTTTATTTATTTTTATACTATTATAATCTTTGGCTAATAATTTGTTTTTATTTTTAATAAAATTTTTATCATAATAATTAATACAATGGGGGTCAAGATAAATTAAGTTATCATAATTATCAAGACTATATATGAAATATGCTTTTTTATTTATACCACCTAAAAGTCCTATAAAATTTCGAATTTTGAAACACTCTTTAATACTATTTATATATTTATTCTCTACATAAAATCTTCCTAATTTTGCAGAAAAACATATGATTCCACATTTGTTAATATTTATTTTTTCTAAAGAAATTATATTATTATTAGATAAATACAACTTAAATTTTAAATTTTCATTATTAACAATTTTTTTATAAATTGAAGAAACAAAATAAGAGCCCATATACTTACCTTCGTAAGAAGAATTCATTAAATTTTTAACGAATTTTTGTATAGAAAGAATACCATTTTCTTTATAAATAAAATTTAATAATTCATCCCCATTATAAATATATTTTAAACACATTGATAACATATTTTGATATGATCTAATCATGCATCCCCATAAAGCGTCTGTTAAAATGTTATTTTTACCAAAAGGTATATCATATTTTACATAAGTGAAGTGATATAATGTATTGGTAATATTATTAATTTTATTTTTATCGTATAACCCACCAGAAATATAAAATTCTTTTTTTAGCATTATTTTATTTATTGTTTTTATTTTTAAATATTATTAATTCTAATATAAAAAAATGATAAATAAACATCAAAATTTTATTAAATTTAATTTTATTTATCATTTTTTTATAATTTTTTAAGTAGTTAAGAAAAATAAATATATTTTAAAATTTAATTTTATTATAAAAAGATTAAAAAGGTTCTTACAAGGTTTTATTCTATTTAAATGGTTTAAATAATTAGATTTTTTAGATGTATTATAACCACAATTATTGCAAACATATAATTTATTCTTTTCATTTTAATTTTATTAATTTTTTATTACAATTAGAATTTTTAAATCAAATTTTTATTTTTTTTTAAAAATAAAAATTGTTAAATGGAATTTAAATATTATAAATTTAATTATTTTATTAAAAATACAAATCAAAAAAATATATCACTGAAAACTATAAAGAATCTATTAAAAAAAATCAAAAAACTGAAAATTATAAAGCATATGAAAACAATATAAAATGAAAAAGAAGAAATAAAAAGAAACCCAAAAAAAATAAATGTATTTATGGTCTTTGTCCAATTATTACTAATAAAAAAGATTTAATGAAGACATTATTGTTTAAGGTTCTTCAGATTTCTTCTTTATAAGAATTCAAATAAACATAAAAAATATTATTAAATTGGAAATATTTTATTAAAAATATTAAAAACAAATTAAAGATTCTGGTCTACAAAAATGATAAAAGTAGTATAATTCACTAATGTTCCTAAAATACCCCCCACAGTAATACTTATTAAAAATTGAATAATAATCATATTATAATTGTATTTTAAAATTAAATATTACTGTTTTTTTAAAAAAAATTAAAGTTTTTTTACTTATTATAAATTAACCTGAAGATATCTTTAAAAAGTTGCTAAACAAATTCAATTAAAACATTTTTTTTTTTGTATTAATTATAATCCTATTTTTAAAAAACTAAAAATTAATAAATAAAAAATAATTTAAATTTTATTTATTGAAAAATAATTTCTCGAATCTGTCCATGATTGGGCAGGGGAATTTACAGCACCCGAAGTAGTCTTATAAAATACCCTTAAGACGTCACCACTACTCAAACTTAACAAACAAGTGTGTCCAGTATTCGTTCTGCAACCCGATTGTCCATTTGTAATATCGAATGCGTGTCTCTCTCCGCCGAGACTGCTGCTGATTTGGGGCGAATCATTATTCACTGTGATAAAGGATTCACGGTTCCCGTCGCTATTAGGACTGTAGCTTATTTGGTATGAAGCTCTATATATTCCCGAGCTTCCAACAATTATCGAAGTTTTACCACTCACCGAGGACCCGAAAGTGCAACCACTTGAAAAATCGACATCCCAAATCCCACTAAAATAACTATTTGTTGATATACTGGCTTGAAGACTCGCGCCAGAGGATAATCGAGCATAAACGGCAACACAACAATCTGTAAAAGCTTATGTTGATGCTAGCTCTGCCGTGTCACACTAAAATAATTCGCACCTGATAAAGTCGTGACAGCAGGACTATTTATAGAAGTTCCTGCTGTTTGAAAAACGATGCAATATATCGCATCATTAGCATTCAACTTTAAGAAAGATTCACCTTTCAATGTAATCGCAAATGAACCTGGTGGATTACGTATCGATTGTCCGTGTCTCTCTACAGTACTTCCAGATACTGTCGAATTGACTGTCATAAATGCAAGACGATTTCCATTAACGTCTCCACTGAAATTTATTTGATACGAACAATGATAGTAACCATCGTGAGCCACAATTATACGATTGTTTGTTGCTCCATAGGTCATATTCAATGCAGTAAATACTTGTGTCGAAAAGGTTAATACTGTAATAAGATTACTCGAAATTGTTTGTTGAGTAGTCGAACTCAATTTTGCATAACCACTTACGCCACTGGATGATGCATCAACATAGGCTTTTACAGATTGTTGTGTAGGAACGTGAAGGGCACTATCTGATACCATATTATCTTCATCTATAGAAGACAGCATATCTGCAGCCCCTCCTCCAATTCTTGTCACGCTAAAATAATTCGAACTATTAGCTGCGGTATTGAATGGACATTTTAAATTAGGCTGAGTAGTAGATGTATGACCAACCATAACATAAATTTCATCGAGAGCAGCTAATTTGATAACACAAGAACCAGCAAGTCTAAGTTGAATTGCTGACATATTGTCAAGAACACAAAACCCGTGTCGACGAACACTACTCGTAACAGTTGTTGTATTTACTGTCATTGTCGCGAATCGAAAACCATTTGCATTATTCTCGAAATCTACATTATATTCACATTGATAATATCCTGCATTAGTGACTTGAATTCTATTATTTGAAACATAACTACAATTATAAGGCGGGTCAAATTCTTCTGTATCCCAAGTTAGAACAACTAATGCATCGTTAATAATAAATTGCTGTGTCGATGATTGTAATTTTGCATACGCACCTTCTCCTCCTCCTCCTCCAGCATTTGCATCAACATAGGCTTTTACAGATTGTTGTGTTGGAACATGTAATACACTATCTGATACCATATCATCATCTTCATCTATAAAAGGCAGCATATTATCACAGACAATATTACCACCTACATTTAAATTTTCTTGAATACCAGCCCCCCCATAAACTAGTAATGCTCCTGTGTTAGTAGAAGTGGATTGAAAGAAAGGAGAAATTACCACAATATTTTTATCAACATTTGCATTATAATGTGAATTTCTAAAATTAAATTTATATTGAAGTTGGGCACCGCCATTACCAGCATCAGATTGTATAGTTTTAAAAAATGCAGCGTTATTTACATCCATTCCAAATTCAAAACCTTTTGTTCCACCATCTTGTGACATAATAATTATAGGATGCTCAAATTCATTTATATCATCAGTATCAGCCTCCATTTTCAAAACACAATGTTTTTTATTTGTAAGAGTTAAAGAACCTCCTATATGAACATCTTGTTGAATTCCTACACCTCCTTTAACTACAAAAGCACCAGTTATAGTATTTGTTGATTTAGTAGTAGAAAGAACTGATAATATGCTTCCATCAAATGTTAAATTTGCTTCACCATTTAAAGAATCGGTTCCTGAAAAAGTAGTAATTCTATTATTGACACCATTTGCAACTGCTGAAACAGCACCTCCTCCTCCTGCTGCATCAACATAGGCTTTCACAGATTGTTGTGTTGGAACATGAAGTGCACTATCTGATACCATATTATCTTCATTTATTGAAGGAAGTATATTAGTACTTGTACCAAAATCATTTATTAATACTAAATGTTTACTCGTATTTAAATAAAGATTACCATAACCAGAAACTGGTGTTCCTGGACTTGATATTGCTTTTATTTTTAATACTTTTTCTAATTGAAAACTATCTGTAGTTATTTTTGCTATAACAGTTCCATCTATTTTATGAACAATCGCACTTGTAATTGTACTTGTTGATATTTCTAAATCATTATTACTACTATCAATACAAATTATATGATTATACGTATCTCCTCTTTTATAGAGTGATATTTTACCACCATCACCACCATTTTTATTTGAATCACCTCTAATATTTAATACACATTCATCAGTATGAAAAATATCAAATAATCTTGATTTAAAACGACTACTATCACCTACTACTAAACCACCATTTATTTTTACTGCATAACTATTAATATCTGTACTTAAATCATCTGTTGCTCTATCATTCGTAATTCTAGTACTATTACTAAAATCAAAAGTATCTGAAGTTTCTCTGGTAGCAATATTACCTAGATGCACTTGCAAATGTAACAATTCTATTATTAATAGCATTACTTGCACCAGTTAAAAGAGATTTCGAATCAACATAAGCTTTTACAGATTGTTGTGTTGGAACATGAGATGTACTATCAGAAATCATAGTATCCTCATCTATTGAATCTAAAAAGGCAGATGTCCCTAAATTACTAGCAACAAAGGCTACATTTATTTTTCATATTATAATATAAGCAATACATATTTTTTAAAATAAATTTCAACACTTAATATTTTCTTAATAAAATGTTGTTTATATATGTATGTATAAATAAAAATATTAATAGTATATTTACTATGCTATATATAATAAAGTTATTTATTCATTTTTTTAATTCTCATAGACATTCTTGTTTGTACTGGTTTTTTTTTAATTCTTTCGCTTCTACGTGGCAAAACAACTTCATCATCAATTTCATTCCATTTTTTGTAAAATTAAGTAAAATCGTCATTATATTTTATATAAACATATTAATTTTACTGGCGATTTTGACTTGCCAAAGTATTATTATACCCTTTCTATTTTTAAATACCCACCAGTAAATACGGCATTAGTCGTCACGTGGTCTATAAAACACACTAAATATGAAGAACCATCTGAAATATAAGAAGTCGTGAATGCTTTTTCAGAATTTGTACCTGTATCACCTATTGTCAGTGCCAAATGGCGTGTTAGGTAATCAGAAACAGCGCTGCCGCCAGTATGAACATAACTTCTTGAAACCACGGCTATATCCTCAGAAAACGCAGGACCTGCGGTCCGATTATAATATGAAATATAAATTGCTGTTGCTTTCCACCCAGAAGGAACTTGCGGAAGGTATAAATAACACTCACTGCCTGATGTTCCCATACTTGTGCCTAAAACATATCTTGATGCGGATAATGGCGCGCCGTAAGGGTCTAATGTCCCATAGTCTCTAACGACTGTGCCATAAGCCCCGTAACTTACATCATCGTCTCCTAACTGGACAAATGGAGAGATACAGATGCGACGAATTTCATTATTTGTAAAAGAACTACCAGATATCCAATAAGAACCAGATGCGTTTAATGTTTTTCCATTGTTATCACATATAGTTTTATTTGCTATTACTAATGTTTCACAACTAATAGAACCACCTACATTTAAATTTTCTTGAATACCAACGCCACCATTTACTACTAATACTCCAGTATTTGTAGATGTTGAACTTGTTGTATCAGATATTTCTAATGGTTTATTCATTGTAAAATAGTTAAAATAAACATTAAATTCACCACCACCCCATAATTTTAGAGTTAGTTTAGCATATGTTTGTGGTGTATCAAGATACGAGTATCTAATTATACCTTCCTTACCAAACCAACCCGCTTCACCTATAACAAAATCCAAATGTGTCCCACTAGTCATTCCAGAATTTCTTAATTTTAGCAAAGTTGTATTAGCATTTGTATTTTGAGTATTTTCTAAAAGTGTACCATTAAAAGTTAAATTAGCTTCACCATTTAAAGCATCACTACTTGAAAAAGTAATTAATCTATTATCAGCTTGATTTATTATATCTAATTTTGATGCATTACCTAAATTTCCAGCAATAATTGTTTCACAACTTATTGAACCACCTATATTAACATCTTGTTGAATTCC